TGGCTGCAACTGCTGATGCAATAATTGAAAAACTTAAAGTGGAAGATGCTAAAGATTTCGCAAGAGTTTTATTAATTACTGTTAAACCAGGTGCTTCTGAATCTTCTATCAAAAGAGCTCTTTATGAAAAAGCTACGATGAGTCCTCAAGATGTAATTGACGAATGGAATAATCCTGAAAGAGATTTGAAAGCGTTAATTAAAAAAGGAATTGAAAAGGGTGTGTTTACCAACAAAAGCGGTAGATATTCTTATGGAACTGAATTAATGGGAACATCATTTGAATATGCCGTTGAATGGCTTAAGGAGAATGAGGATATGATTCCTAATTTAACCAAAACGATTAATAAAAAGTAAAGCATGGATATAATAGAAATGCACAACCTTTGTGATGAGCTTTTAGATAAGGCTGATGCTCCTTGGTTCAATTCTGAACAAAAGGATAGGTATTTGAATTTGGCACACGCAGAATTTGTGGAGGACTATTATAAAAGGTTTGAGCTTGACGAAAGAGTAAGAAAGGCTTTATTGCCTTTAGTAAGAAAAAATATAGGATCCAATACTTCTGAAATTAATTTAGATAGTATTGGTGATTATATGTTTACACTTAGTCTTAAGGGAGAGTTCAAAAACAAATGTGGAACTGGTACTGTTTGGGAACCTATAAGCCCTTTACAATTAGATGACGAAGCTGAGAATCAGAAAGACCCATTCAACGTAAATGACGATGAGAATCCTGCTTATACGGAAGAAAATAATGGTACTAATAATGTCGTTTTAATTGTTTCGTCAAACACTCCTTCAAATTATGTTCTTAAATTTTTGAAAAGATTTACTGATGTAAAAAGGGATGATGTTAACCCTTCAAACAATGTCAATTCTGTAATGCCTATATTTACACACGAAGAGATAGTTAATATCGCGGTGCGTAAAATGATGGCAACTACAGAGCAAATACAAAATTATCAACTACAACAAAACGAAATTAACCAACAAAAATAAAAGTCATGGCTAAAGAAAATGTTTATACGAAAGAAGAACTAATGAAATTAAGTGTTCCTAAAATTAAGGAGCTTGGATTATATTCAAAAATAGATTCTTCTATTAAAAAGAAAGAAGAAATTGTTGATGCAATGATCAAATTTCAAAAAGAAAATTCTGACACGTTAGCTGCTGATGTTAATGGAGATGGTGTTGTAGATGCTGCTGATGTGGCTGCTGTTGCAGAAGCGATGGCTGATAACAAGGAAGAAGAAGCTCCTGCTGAGGAAGAGGTGTCTGAAAACAATGCAGATGAATCTGATTCGGAAGAAGAAGAAAGTAATGATGAAGAAAAGGCGGCTAAGTCTGAAAAGCCTGTTTTTCATAGAGGGAGAAGTAAAAGCAGAAATGCAATGACTTTTAGATAAGTATTAACCTTCAAATTTTTATATTATGAGTAAAGTAGGACGCAATTATTTTGCAATTTTAACGGAGGGTCACACTCCAGCAAACACAGGTGGAATCATTGATTTATCACCAAGTTTCAAAGTTGACAAGGACGAATTAAAAAGTCCAATCGCTATTTCTCCGGCAACTGGTGTTGCAGGATTTTTAACAGTTACATTCGCAGGAACGTATGCTGTAGGAGATTTAGTTAGATTAACGATTACTTCAAATGCGACAAGTCGTCAGCAATGGAGAAAATCTTATGTATTAAATGTTCAGGCGGGAGCTACAACTGTAACTGATATCGCTGCTGCTTTTGCTGCTTTGATTTCTGCAGATGTTTCTGCTGAGTCTCCGTATGCTTCTGCTGCTAATGTAGCTGGTGTATTAACTGTTACTCAAAAGGGTGATGATAAGAGAGCTTTAGTTGGATATGAGTACACTGATTCTGCTGCTGGAACTATTGTTAATGTTCCAACTCCAACTGTTGTTTCAGAAGGTCAGCCTTCTGATTTAGTTGACAGAGGTGTTGCTGCAGAGGATATTAATTTAGCTACTTATGATACGGTGAGAATCGTTTATCAAGGTGAAGCTGCTATTCCTTTCATTGACTCTAAAGGAGCGACTGTTAAGGAAATCTACTGGTATGGTACTGTAGGTGAAGGAGCTCCATTAGTTGCTTTAATTAACGCATAAGAATAAATTCTTATAAAAATTAAGAAAGGCAGTGGTTTTTGAACTGCTGCCTTTTTTTTATTAAATTTACATCATGGCAAAAACTTTAGATCACTACGCATATAACATTAGAAATATTGCTCGTGCTGGGCAAGGAAATTCTGATGATGAAAGATTAAATATTCGTCAAATTAGATTTTGGATTAATGGTTATCGTGCTCAAGGAATGTTCCAAGCTACTGATTTCGGAAAAGACATTGACCCTCAATTTGTTCAAGATTTAGGTGTTGTTCCTTTGGAAGAGGTTGATAAGGCTGATAGTAGTTGCCCTAAAGTTGAGTGGGGGTGTAAGATTAAAAAAGTTGTTCTACCTCAGCTGATTGATTTTCCAGAGTTAAGAGCTTTGGATTTTGTTGGTAAAATAGATAAGGTTTCTGAGATTATAGTAAACCATCCAAATGTTGCTAAATATAAAGCTGCTACAAAATTTGGAGCGTTATCAAATAGATGTTATTTAATTGGTAATACATTGTACTTCATGTTAGTTGGAGATGATGTTATGATGGAGTACGTAAATATTCGAGCGGTATTTGAGGACCCGGAAGATGTTGTGGGATATTCAACAGAGGGATGCGAAGCTAAATGCTACGACCCTGCCAAAGATGCATATCCTATGCCTGCAAGACTTTATGAGTTTGTTCTTAGGAAAATACTTCTTAATGAATTACAATGGACTGAGGACGCTGTAAATGACGAAATGAATAACGCAAGAAAAGATAATGAAAAGCTTAGATAATAAGGGTAGATATACTTTGTTTGGGGTTTTTGAGGATTGTAAGGATGATGTTGATCGGGATTTAAAAGAATTGCCAATAGGTGTTACTAAAATGAAAAGGATTACTTGGAGAGTTTTTAGTAAAGTAATTAGAGTTTATTTTACGGTAGCATTTAGAGAGTTAGTTGATGGTTATAGTGTTCCTCTTCTTAATAAGTTTGGAATATTAAATGTTGTAAAAACAAAATGTATAAGGTATAATCCTACTAAATTTGCTTTTTACAAAGATGAAAATGGGGAGTTAGTTAGAAAAAAAATTAAGATAAAAACGAATTTTGGGTATTGGTTTTTTGTGTTTTGGGATTCTCCAAAACTATTAAGACAATATCGGTTTAATATCGATATGAAATTTAAGGTTCAATACATGGTTAAGGTAGATAATGGCTTCGATTACTTAGATTATTCTTTAAGTGATTATGGAAGAAACGCTTCGGATTCGTACATACATCAAATAAAATAAAATGGGAAAGTCAAATAAAGTATCATTAAATCAGATCATAGGTAATGTTATTGGTAATCTTAGATTAAAGAATACGAATAATATTAAAGATGACTTTGCTCGTTGGGCTTGTGAAGCTGAGAATAAAATTGGAGCAGAGCAATCTTATAAAAGATATGAATGTGAGGTTGTTATTCGTAATCGCAAAGCTTCATTGCCTCCAAATTTTGTTTACTTAAACGCAGTGAAGTATGGTAATAAAATATTGCCAACAACAAAGAGGTCTTTTAGAATGTTTAACAAAGGTGTTCGTCAAGGTCTTGCTGATAGTGTTGAAAGTAATTTTAGTGGAGGTCAGATTAAAACTGATAGACCAGGAGTTCCATTATCTGTAGATATTCTTTTGGGTGGTGTTTTTTCTGCCATGGACGTTATTGTTGTTACTTTCACTTCTTCTAATTGTGGCGCTGTATCTACAAATAGTTTCAATTATGTTGTTCTTGTAACAGACACTCTTGATACTATTGCCGAAGCAATAAGTAATCAGATTAATGCTATTAATAATTTAGGGTATAGTTCTACTTTTGGAACAGAAAGGTTTAATGTTACTGGAGATAATCCTGATGTTAATTTCACTACTACTCTTTATACTGATAGTGCTATGGGAACTTTAACTGAATGTGTTGTTCAGAAAAGAGTTCCTTCAAAAAAGAATACTGTTAGTGCTTCTGGTTCAAGTTCTGATCCAATTCTTAAGTCTAAGAATTTAGCAGATGCTAATGTTACAAAATTAAATACAGGTATAAACGCTCAGGGTGTTGGTGGGAATGTTAGTGGTTATAGTTATAATTACGATATAAGTCCAACTGACGAGGTTTTCTCTATTGATAATGGGTGTATAAATTTCAATGTAAATGACAATGAGCGTATAGGTTTATCTTATATGGGAATTGATTTAGATGAAGAAGGTTGGCCTTTAATTTCATCTTTACACGAAGATGCTGTAACTCATTACATAATGTATATGTATAAGTCAAGTGAATATTGGGCAGGAAAACTTCCTCACCATGTTTACAAGGAATTACAAGGGAGATGGGTTTGGTTGTGTGGTCAGGCTCGTGGAGATGATGAAATGCCGAATAGTGAAGAGTTAAAATATTTGTCTAATATGTGGATGCAATTAATACCGCCACCTACTAAAGAAAATTTCTAAGTATGCAAGGAAACAAGACTGTAAGCACCTTTAACGAGGGGATGACTTTTGACAATGATATATTGAACAGTAAAGCATCTACCTATAGATATTCTATGAATGGTAGAGTTATATTCAACAAGAACGGAACTCATTCTTGGGAAACTGAGAATGGAAGCAAAGTTTCTTTTAATATTTCTGCAAGAAGCGGAACTGATGCGAATAAATATGTTTGTATTGGAAATGCTGGAAACAATAATATTGTTGTTTTACTTTCTGTCGATGAAGTTAATGGTAATTCTGAAATTGGATTGCTTTCTATTGATGAAGCTGGAGATGGTTCTTACAAAACTTTATTTAATGATCAGGATGATATAAATGGAGATAAATTAAATTTTCATGCATACAATCAAATTGAAGCAAGGTTTGTTTTTGAAAATCCTAAAACTATTAGGGTTTATTGGGTAGATGGTGTTGCGAGTGATAGTAATCAACCCAGAACATTAACTTTTTCTTATGACCCTGATTTGGGTGTACCTTCTGATGTAAATGCTTATTCTGCTATTGATGCTCTTTCTGTTCACGCTATGAACACTCAGGCTGAATTTAGCATGGGTTTAATAAAGTATGTTAAGAATGTTGGGGGTAATTTGCTTACTGGTGTTTATCAGTACTCATATAGCTTAGGAACTAATTCGGGATATAATACTCCTTGGTATCCGTTAACTCGAAGGGTATTTGTTACTTCTGACGATGTCAGTAATACTGATTGGACTGATTATGAAATGGGTGGTTCTGGAATAGAATCCTCTAAAGGAAATCAGTTAGAGATAAAAGGTATTGATCAACGATTTGATAAAATAAGAGTTGCTTATACATATTCTACAAACTCAAGTACTATTAGTGGTTCAAATATATTCCTTCAAACAGACATTAATTCTGATGTAATGACTTTTGACCATGTTACAAATGGTGGAGAGCCTATTCTTCCAGAAGAGCTTGTTGAGTTGTTTAGTGGGATTGTCGCAGCAAAAACTTTAAACATAAAAGATTCTACTCTTTATTATGGAAATATAAAAGAGAATTTTGTTGGAGTTCCTGATATGGAACCAATATTGGAGAACCTTACTGTCAAGCCTATATTTAGAGATATGAGGTCTGATGAAAAGCTTAATGGTATTAATTTACAAAATTCACTTCCTGTCACTAATGCTTCTCCAAGAACTGGTATTACACAAATGAAACTGCATGGTGCTGTAGGTGGTGTTGAGGATTATCAAATAGATAATGATTATGTAAATTATAAAGGAACTCAAATTGATCATTTATATCCTGGTTATTTTAGAGGGGAGCCATATAGACTTGCTATGGTTGTTTATGATAAGTTGGGTTTTGAATCTTTTGCTTTTCATTTATGTGATATTAATTTTCCAAATCAATCTGAAGATAATTATACTTGGGATAGAATTAGGGCAGATGGATCTATTAAACATTTCGCAGGAAATCTTACTGAAAAAGCTTGGCCAACCAATAATTTCAATGAACCATCTTTAAGAGATGAAAAGGTTCTTGTTGGTGATGATGGAAATACAAGTGGTTCTCAAGCGCAAATTGGAAGACAAGTTTCTCATCTTAAAATTATGGGGTTAGAGTTTGGGGGTATTGATTTGTCTTCATTAAAAGATTCTATTAGTGGGTTTAAGATTGTTAGGGTAAAAAGAGATAGGTCTATACTTCTTCAGGGATTAATAATGCCCTGTACTCAAATAAATGATAATGTTGATGGTGCTATAATTGAACCTAATGCGACGTTGGCTCAACGTATTGCTGATTTTAGTCAGCCGGGCAACACTGTTGTTCCAACATCTAACCAAGGAAATATTGAAAAGCCAGGTGGTGGCGATATATTTTTTGAAACTCACGCCAATCCTAATGATAGATATAAGCTGAAACCTAATGTTTCTGTATTCTATGCTCCTGCTATTGATTTTGGTAGTACTTCTTTTCCTTCTTTACAAACACAAGACAAAATGACTCTTATTGGTGGTTGTTGGGATGAAGATGCGTTTAAGGCTCATGGTAGTTTTAGACATTACAGTAAATTTTACTACGCTAAAAATGATTGGCACAACGGTCCTTTGACTAACGAAGCAAATGGATCTACTGACCCTTATCCTCAGTACATGGCTCCTATGCTTGGTATAGATTACGCTACTCATGTTGGACTTGGTAGTTTTATTGATAATTGGGATGGTTCTCTTAGGTTGAATAATAACTGTCAAGTTAAAGAGGCTGGAGAAGATAAAGATGCTCACGGTAAGCCTGCAACATTTATAAAGCATGGTAATTTTGGTGGAAACAGAAATAGTCCTTCAAATGGAGTTTATGCTCCTTTTTATGGTGCTTTTTCTACACCAAGAACTTTGAATGATGATGGGGATAGTAATGATGATGCTCCAAACAATTTTGGAAGAGCAGGTTCTTTTATAGCTAATTATACAAGACCAAATCCTAATCCTTATGGTGGATTAACATTAAGTGCTTTAGAGCAGTCTGTATTTATTGGAACAGGACATTTTCAGCCTATAAATAATGAAACGTTTGACAATCAGGGAATGCCTAATGATTTAATATTTAATGATATTGAGGTTTTTGGCGGTGATTGTTTTTTAGATTATCA